GCATTGTTTACAAGTTGTACAGTGTAAATAAATCCATTACCTGCTGGTAATATATCATCCGCTGTAATGTAAAGCTCAAGTCCATTATACTTATCATAAGTAATAATGTCCCCGTGCCCAAACATACGTTTAGAAAGTTTAATTCTAAACTTTTGACCATCTTTTCCTACAGTAGTTTCACCTGTGATGTCTTCTGTAACGAAAGGTAAGTCAATTGCAATAGGTGTTTGCCATTTATATTCACCTCTTGCATTGTCCACCATAATAGTGTTCTTACCACCGAAAGATGCCATTTGGTATAAAGGCATTTCTACCTTTTGCGTCATTGCCCACAGATCAACTGGACCCATGTCCATTGGTTCTGCATTACCAAGCATACTTGCTAAGTGATATGAATCTACATGTGAACTCGCATTGTAGCTTGTATCTCTTAAGAACAAGACGTTGTTTAATACTGGAGTTGCCATAATTTCACTCTTTTTTTAATTAATAATTGTTTTTGTTGTTGTTTTTTTGTTTTATATCTTTTAAGCTATTAATATTAAAATCTTTTAAATATATTTCCACCTCTTTGTATCTTTCTTTTTGATGGTGTTGATGTTTTTCTTTCTGCTGTAGTTGATGCACTCTTGTATGCTTGAGTTGTTTTTAATTTTCTTACAGTTTTTTCAACAGCTTTAGTTTCACCTTTCTGCATTATCTGTGATTTATAACCATTAGGATCAGCTAATAACCATAATGCTTCAGATACTAAATTATAATTAGGCTCAACAAATTGATACTTCTCTAATAGGTGACCTAATAGATTAGTATTTTCACCACTAATTGAAGGGTAACTTGGTTGTACCAATCCATTATACAGAAGAGATTGAATCTTTCTATCTACTTTAAGATCTCCTAGTTTACCATCTTTTAGAGTGTTGTACACATTTGCCATATAATTTTGAGATGCTTGCTCTTGTTGTTTCTTCTTCATTTCTTGTTCTTGAAGTTTTGAAGCAACAATTTTTTCTTGCATCTTATCTAATTTTGGTTTGAACTTGCCTGCTTGTTGTTCAAGTTTACCAAGATCTTTCCAAATTTCTATCTCTTCATCAATTTCTGAATCTGATCCATATCCTGTTGCTCCAAGATATTCTCTAATAATATGTACTTGATCATTTTCATTCTTAATATCACGTTGGTGTGATTCTTCTACATATGATAGAGCTTTAAATAATCCTTTCATGTCTTGCCCACCGTCTGCAACATATTTAGCTGCTATCTGTAATTCTTGTGGTAGACTATTAAAGAATTGTGCTGGTGTTTCTCTTCTTACTGCGTTTGCTTTTTCATCAAGATTTGCCTGAATTAATTCTTCAAAGTCTTTTGCACTATATTCTTCTAATGGTTTTTCATCATCAAATCCTACTAATTTATCTTCAGAAATTAATTTATTAACTATATCAGCCATTCCTGTTATAGCTTTTCTACCTCTCTTCTTAGGTTTATATTCAACTTCTTCATCAGTTTCTGGAGATAAAAGATCATCAAGTTCATCTTTAGATACTACTTCTTTTACTTCTACACCTTCTTCTGCTATTACTTCTTCTTTCTTTTCTTCACTAGATTCTTCAGCTTTTACATTAAGGTCTGTTTTATCATCTGTTACTTCCGTGATAGTTTCTTCTTCTGCTAGGCCTGCATCATTCTCATTAAGGAATGACATATCTACTTTTGTGTTTCTTGAAAAGACATTTGGTTTCTTTTCTGTTTCTTCTGGTAATGTTATACTACCTGCACCTGGAGCTCCACTAAAGATCTCATCTAGGTTAACATCCACATCTTGAATATTTGTTACTACAGTTTTTTCTATTTCTGCCATAATTTCTAATTGTTGGTTTTTAATTATTACACTATCAATATACAACATTTTTAAAGATAAACCTTAAAAATTTTGCGTTAATCTATTTTTTTCAGGAGTATATAGCTAAGTCTTATTTTTTCTTTTTCTTGCTGTCCTTTTGATCATTTTTCTTTTTAGATGCTATATCATATTGATTCTTATTTTCACGTGCAATTTCAAGATTTGTATTAGCCACATCACGTGTTGCAGTTATTTTTTCACGTTCTACTGCTAACTTATCACGAGACATAGCATTTTTATTTACAGCGTCCTCTCTTTTGAAATCCATTTGCTCTCTATATTGATCTCTTTGTTGCATATCCTTCATAGCATCTTGGAAATCACTTTGCTGATTTTGATCTATATCAGATTGTGCCCCATAACCAGCAGCACGTATTTCAGCAACCATAAGATCTTTTCTTCTTTCTGCTTCAGCTTCTTGTTGTTTAAACTCACGTTCAGCTTGTTTTTCAGCAGCTTGAGCTTGAAGTTGTTGTTCTTGCATTTGCTGTTGTTGTTGCTGTTCTTGTCTTTGCATAGCTTCTTGCTTAGTCTCAGAATCCTTAAGTATGTCAGAAACTTCTGCAATAGAATCAGCTTTAACAATATTACCAAGATCAAATATAGATGCACCTGAAGTATTATTTTGAAGTGCTAGTTGTTTTAATTGATCAAGAGTAGCTCTGTGATTTGTTTTAGTTGTACAGAAAATATTAAAGTCTCTCATTAATAGTTCAGTTCCATTAATGACAAAATTAACTTTTTCTGCTTCAGAATTAATATATGTAAGTCTTACACTTGGGTTTGTACTATTATAATACTGTGCAAGGTCTGTTCTCATTTGATGAACACGTGGCATAAGTTGATCTGAATGATTTACAAAATAAATCTCAGTTTGTGCATATGACTGGTTCATTGCATTAATCACTCCTGTTGCTGTTTCCTGTGCAATAGGTGAACCTAATCTTTGTGGATTAACACCAATTGCCTCAAAAGCTTGTTGCTTAAAGTGATTAGCTAATTGTATTCTAGACATTAATCTACCTGACTGTTCAAGATTTAATGTCTGATAGTGATTAAAATTTGTAGCATTTTCTGTATTTGTAATAGAAGTATCTAAAGGCATCATACCAAAGTCCTTCATTGCTACATAAGCTTTAGCAAGATTATTCTTTCCCCAATCTTCTCCCATTGAATGACGCGGTAAAGCATTTTGATCAAACATAATAACAGTACCTAATTCATCTACAAGTATATCTGCTATTTGATTATTAACCATATTATATCCTACCTGATATGGTTTCATTAAATCAACTAATGATGTTGATCTTGTATTTCTATCAGAGAATACTCTTCCTTCAACTGGAAGTTTACAACCATATAAACTGTTATCCCCTTTAAACTGGAAAGGTATTCTTCCTGGCTTGCTTCTATTTATACCTAAGTATATAGGATTAAAACCTGCATCATCATTTTGTTTCCAGTACGTAGGTAAATTTGGACCAATCTTAATACCACCCCAAACTTCATTAATCCATATCCAATCTATATGTTCTCCTTGTACTAGATTATCTTTTGTTTTTTCTCTAAATAAATTTGTATTATAAATAGGTTTTTCAGTTACTTTATATGTCTCATCAATTATTTCCTGTATTACATCACCTTCTTCAGTAATTCTTGTAAGATGTCCTACTTTTCTTTGTGTCTTCCAGTATGTAGTTGTAACTCTCATCATATCTCCATCACCCCAACTTCCTACATCTTCTCCATCACCAAGTATCCAGTTTACAATATCACCATTTGCAGAAGGATCATTTCCTCTTGTGCTTACATATTGTCTATATTGTAATGATGGAGACCCAACATTCCATTTATGTGATTTACTAGCATCATAATAAGATCCATCATTCTGTTGACCCTGTAACATATATTTTGCTGAAATAGCTGGATATATGTTTTGTAAAGATAACATTTGTTCCTGTGTCATTAAATAACCATACTTATCTATAACATCTGATGGAGACATCATATCACACTTACCTACAAAATTAGAATCAGATATATATCTTGAATCAGGAGATTTGTGATAGAATGTTAATACAGGATTCCATAATTCTACATCATAATCATCCTCCATCATTTTAAAATGCCAGAACTCTCTATCTGCAACAAGCATATCTCTAAATCCTCTCTCTTCTAGTTCATTCATTCTAAACCTTTCTTCATCAACTGCTAATTGATGAGTTGCCCATTCCTCCACCATACTTCTATAATCCTTTGAGAAGAAATCTTCTATTTCAGGTAGAGTCTTTAAATTTTCTGGTGAAAGTTTTTCTTTTGCTTCATCTGAAGCAGGATCTAATCCTGCATCTAACATTTTCATCAACATCTTTGACTCTGCATCTGCTAGTAGATTTTCCTCTATTTGTAGTCTTTTTTGCTCAAGCATCTCATTATAGGAAAGATCATCTACTGCTCTAAACTGGACTTTATGGAATCTCTTTGTAAATTCTCCTGTTAGCACGTTAATAACATTTGGTATAATTGGATAAAATTTAAGTTCTAACGCAGAGTTATCCTCTTTTGTTAGAATGTCCATTATATCTTTATACTCATTATCTTCTTCAATGATGTAATCAGTTTTATCTATAATACCTTTTGCAAGCTTATAGTTCTTTAATAATTTTCTTGCATTTCTTCTAAGGTATTCCATACCTCTCATCTCAATCCAATCTAGGTTCCATGCTGCCCATTCATCATTCTTTTCTTTAGCTTTAATAAACTGTAAAGGTTGTGTAAGACTGCTGTTAGTTAGTCCTTCACCTTTAATTTTGGCACCGTTTTTTAATTGAAGAGCGTTATATAATTGCATTTTATTTAATGTTTAATTTTAATAATGTTACCTGATTCAACATATATATAAAAAAAGTAACCTGAATCACTAGTATAATTGCTAAATGTTGTTGTTGTTGTCCAATAGTCTTTTATCATTATTTAAAGTTTTTATATGGTGATTTTCTTATTTTACTTTTATGCGTTGATCTTTTACCTCCAATGTTCCTAAATGGTCTCATATTTAATTTATATAAATTTTGTGACTTATCCAAGTTATTTGAGTCCTGATTCTCTCTACGCTTAGTATATCCTCTATTTGATTGCTGAATTCTTACAAAAGCCACTAATGCTGCAAATGATACTAATCTATCCACGTTAAGACCCGGATAATATTGCATCATCTCTGTAAGTAACATTTTATCCGGTATTCTTTCTACACCAAATGTCTGTGATAATACTTCTCCATTCTCATCTAACTCCTCATCTATACCTTCTCGTATATACTCAATTGCATATGAAATAAGATGACTTTTAAATAAAGTTCCTGTATTCTTCCATCCATATTCTTGAAATACATTATTGTTAGAACCTAGATCTTTAAGAAATACTATTGATTGTTTTGGAACTAAATATTTTTGTTTACGTTTAGCAATCATATGTTGTATAAATAATGATATATTATTCTCAACTAATGTCCAAGCTTTATACCATTCAATTATAATCTCTAGTTGTTCATGAGTTTTATTTATATCATCATATCTACCACACCATGATGCAACTACTTTTTCTCTTTCAATGAATGTTTCTGTTTCACCAGATTTATCTGTTCTTGTAACTTCACATGCATTCTTGTATACAAATATACTACACAATGAATCTGATGTAGTAGTCTTACCTTCTGACACAGGGTCAATAGATGCATAATATGTTCCAAACTCAGGGTTATTAATAGGTCTTTCCCATACTACTAGCACACCTGTTTTATCTTCAAGCTTCTTCTTTACTGGAAAATCTGTTATTGGTAACTTTCTACTTTTATTTGCAATGATGCCTTCTTCATCTCTTTCAAGTTCTATAAACTCATAACCATATTCTTTATCTTCAATTCTTTTTAATTGTTTAGATATTAATCCTTGTGGGAATATTGCTGCCTGTCTATATGCAAATGCTTCTGCA